TGCAACATTGACTGCAAGTACGCCTAGGTTGTACCCCAGACCGTCACCAGCAGCGCCAGAAGCGATTCTAAGGTCATCTTCAAAGATTTCGATGCTTGTGCCGTCAGTGTTGACATCAAGCGTGTCACCAGTCTTAGAAAGACCCGCACCCGCAAGGATATTGCCAGCAACAGAGAAGAGTGAGAAGGCAAGGCCAGTTGTTCCAACAGTAATATTGCCGTTGGTAATAAGAACCCAGCCAGAATCAGCATTTAGTGTTCCTTGTTCAACAAATGTAAACATTCCTGGCGTAACTTCAGCATCGTTGTTGGCATCGGTCGCACGAGATGGTGCTCCAGATTCTGGAACGATGTAAATGCCGTTTTCAGATGCCGTATCTTGGTTTTTGACCAGAACACGGTCACCAGCAACCAGTGTATAGCCGTCGATTACATCGCCTTCTTCAAGACCAGTAGAAAGGGTGATTGGCGCAGTTGTGGCTACTTTTACAGAAGCCTTTACATCAAGACCAGTACGGGCAGCATCAACATACGCCTTGTTGGCAACATCCAAGTCTGCCTCTGGGGCAGAAGCCTGAAAGCGACCACTAGCATCACGCTTTACGAGGTTAGAAGTAGCACTATCGGCAGAACCAGCAGCATCAAGTTTTGCTTTGTCTTCTGCAGACATGGCTCCGTCTGATGAGCCAGTGGCAAGATTGACAGTAATGGTATAGACACCATTTGCCTCATTAAGGCTGATGGTGTCACTTTCATCAAGTTCAGCCATCTTAATTTCGGTGATTTGCTTACGCCATGCACCCAAAGTGTCATCATAAACTTTGATAACGCCTTCTGTGGTATTGAAAATGAGACGACCATCGAAGTTATTAACTGATGGGTCGCTTGACAGTGACTCGAACCGACCGTTGAGAATCTGGTTCTGTACAAGGTCTAAATTTGTTACGAATCTTGTTGCCATTTTTCCTACCTATGTGAGAAGGGCTTGCCCTGAAAACGCAGCCGTGAAAGTTACGGAGATTTGGGTCTCACTTATATATTGTACTTCACCAATGACTGCAGTACCTGCAGAATCAACGATAGTAACAGAAGGTTTTCCTTGTAATGAATGAGTTATATTCCAAACAGTCGCAGGAGTTGGTTGATTATGGATATAACGCCTATTAAAATGGGTAGCGTCGACTAAAGCGGTAAAGAACGGGGTGTCAGGCCAGCCAAACTCTGTTTTAGGACCATAAAAATCGCCTGTGTCTTTATCGATGTAATAATCACCGACTCTTCCGTAATCACCTGGGATAAAAGGCATCTTTAAATCTCAATATCAATCTCAATTGTCCACGGGGCACCACTACGGCTTGTCCATGTATTTTGGACACTTTCTGTGGAGAAAGTGGTAACAGTGATTAAATTTGGCTGAATCTCATCTACAGAGACAATATTCCTCATCTCAATGACATTGACAATATTTACATCGCTCACCGTGTCACCTCTTTTGAAAGGTTAAATTTACCCTTGACAACTTTGTAGACAACGCCAGCAGCATTGTAGATTTCCAAGTCGTAATAGCCACTCCGCTGGATTGCGGCGGTTTGTGTGGCAGTCATAGTAAGGCTTATTTCACCGAATGTGTTACTAATAGTGATTCCTGCTGCTGGGCTAGAGGTTGCAGTGAAAAGAACTGTCGTGGAATCGACATCACGCCTAATTTGCATCCTTGCCTGATATCCCGTCAAGTCATAAACGCTTGCATTTGGGTTTTGGACGCGGAAAGTCCTTGTGAGTGTGGAGCCTTGTTCGCAAGTTATGTTGTAAATTCCAGCAATCATTGCTACCTCCATGTAGCCATAAGCATTTTAGACCATTTAACACCTTCATAAAGGAAGGTCGGACTATTACATGTCTTCGTAGTCGTCTTCATCATCGGTAAAAGTGTCCTGACCGTTGATGACCATGTCCATTGCTACTCGGAGCATGCCTGTAGCAAGCCACGGGGTCATGGCTGTTGAGGTGAGGATTGAAAGGCGGTTGTCGTCGTTTCCGACTACTTCTGCTACAAAGAGGAAATTGGAGATGACTTTGTCAGGCATCGCCTCTTTCATCATGTCAACAAATTTAAGAAGAACTGTCTCTTCATTTTCCTCTGGGGAATCCATCTCTTACTTCCAATTCATTGATGCGGGCGGTAAGAGTAGTTATCTCAGCACTAAGTTTCTTATTTCTATCATCACACAGTAGCATCTCTTCTTGGACAACTTCTAAAGAAAGAGTAAGTCGTTCAACCTCATAGCGGAGGTCTTCAACAATCTTGTTGTAACCATCAAAAATCACTTGGACTTGATGATTCTCTGCTTGTTGAGAATTTGATTTAAAGCCCAGTTTTTGACCTCGCAGCATTACGAAAGCGGATATACAAGCCGTAATGAGCGAAAAAATTGCTACCGAGGTGCTTGTCATTGTATTCACGCTTTATGCCCCTGTCAATACAAATGTGCTCCTATATTTTACTACATCTTTTTCAGTAATGTCGCAAACAACCCAATTTTGTCCATCGTGAACTTTAATTGATTGAAGTTTTACATATCCGATGCCGTGATGGAATGCATAAACATTCTTGACGGCGACCCATTCTCCGTTATGCCACGCCTTGATTGACTTCATTAGATTTCAAACCAGATATCGCCAATAACACCAGTTGTGCCAGGGTTTGTTGTCTGCACATAAATGCGAGGGGTGACGCGTGTTGCCCCAAGAACTGCACCGCTTGTTCCTTCAGCGTTTGGAACACCGCCAGTGTTTCCGTACTGATACAACTTTGCGTTGTTGACTTCAGTTTCGGTGTAATAAATAGTGTTGTGGGTGTGACTGTCATCAGCCACGGTTACAGTCAAAGTCGCATCAGCAGAACCATTGATTGAAACTGAACCAGTAGCATCGCCAGCCAAAGTAATGGTACGAGCAGTTGCCCAAGTTGTTGCGGTTGCAATGTTTCCATCAATAAAAGCAATTGTCTTGGTAGCAGATGCTTGGCGTAACTTGAGTGTTCCAGCGTTATTCCAAAGGTCACCAGCCGCAGGAGCAGAAGGGTCAGCAGAACCAGCAGATAGCAGAATGCTCGCCGTGGATGTTCCAGAAGCAACAGTCGTTAATTTGCCAGTAATCGTTCCGCCAGCATAAGGAAAAGCCAGTGCAGCAAGGTCATATGCTGTCTTGACCGATGCAGGCGTAGCCGCTGTTGTTGTTGAAGTCGAAGAAACAGAGTCTGTTAATTGAACAGTTCCAGCAACCGATGTGGTGCCAGCACGAACCTGAACAGAACCACTAGCAGTGACTAGACCTTTGGCGTTGACCGTGAAGGTAGGGATATCGTGATTGGAACCATAGGAACCAGTGGTCGTATTGACTGTGGCAAGTGTTACGGCAGCAGATACAGCAGCACTGCCATCGACAGCCGAAAGAGTTGCAGTTGCATCACCAGTAAGGCTCAAGTTGCGAGCAGTCGCCCATGCTGTAGCAGTAGAGGCATTACCTGTTAATGCAGCAGTGATTGTGCCAGCAGTAAAGTTCCCAGTTGCATCACGAAAAACAAGGGTAGATGGGGTATTTGCGGTTGCGGAAGCAATGGTTAAACCAATATCTCCAACCACACCCGTGTCGTTAGCAATTGAAATTCCAGAGCCAGAAACAGTAAGTTTGCGTGTTGCCGCAGTTCCCGAAGCCGTACGGACAATAATCCCCGTTGCCGACAATCCTGCAATTGCAGTCAGGTCGCTATCTAATGGCTGGAGGTCTGAGTGGATATGCCCTGCTGGCAAGACAGGGAAAATTTGTGTATAAGCGTGTGTTGCTGAAGCATTTGTGTCACCACGGAAATAAAGTTTTCCGTTTGTATTATCCCAATAAAATGATTTCTCATTTGCAGGAGCAGACGCTGGAGGAGTTGCTGATGCCGCCGAGATAAAGACCGCAGCATCGTCACCGATAGACGCAAAAGCATCAGTCATCTGCTCGCGTGTAAATTCATCGGCACTGGACGACCACTGGGGAAGAGCCAAACGATTTGAAAATGATACTGCCATAAAGTCTCCTGGCGTTAATTATACAATAGATTGCTTTTAGGCAATGAGTTCATGGTGGATAACCGTGCCGAGTGGACGGATTTTCTCTAAAAAGTCAAGAAGGTCAGGATTCGCGTCACCAACTACAAGTGCCCCTCCGTTTGGGGTTTCTTCAATTTTGGTTTCAATATCAACATGCCAAGTAGTGCCCAAAGAGTAGTTAACTGTTTTTGTGCCCGTGCAGTAATATTTGGTGGCTTCAACCAAAGCGGTTTTTGAGCCTGCGTTCAACCCATAATAGCCAGTGCTGATTTGCCATCTAAAGAAGTCGGCAAGACCACTAATTTGAGTGTTGTAGCGTTCAAGAGACCTCCATTCAACAGCGTCTTCTGGGCTCTCTGGCTCCAACGCAAGGTCAACCTCGTCTATCCCCTGCCATGTTCCTGGAATGTTTTCCCAAGGAGTAGAAGATGGTGATGGGTTAGATAATTTCGTTCCGACAAACTGTGCAATAAATGGCGCAAACTCTGGAAAGATTTTGTCGCCATCAACTAGTGCACTATGGGTAGTTAGGTCAGTTGGGTCATAACCTTGACTGACATCCAACGGGATAATGTCCTGATAGAGGTCAAAGAGTTCACCACGCCTTGCTAGTGATGTTTCAACAAATCTCAAAAGGCTATATGTGGGGGCATTGATTTCTGAATCGGAAAGTTGGAGAACTTGAGGCAAAGATTCGTATACTGAAAAGAATGATGGGTTGTTAGTGAACTGCAGTCTTGAATAAGCAGTGGGATGCGAAATATAAACTGTTGGCGTTGTGTCTACGCCTGAAACATTCTTAAATGTAATAGTTAAAGAAATACCATAATGGTGCTCGTCGGGAGGAACCTGAATAACCCCACTTCTTACCAGCGTCCATTCGCCAGTTGTGATTCTTGTGTTTGAATAAGTTGAACTAATTGTTTCTTCAGGCAATAATGGAGCATTGGTAATAGCAATTAGTTGCATCTGGCTTGTTACTGTTACGATATTGTCTGATTTAATCCAAACAAACGATTCAACATAGTCGCCCCTCATTTCTTCTGTCACGACAGAAAAAGAAGATTGCTGCTTGCCAGTTGCCGCTAATTTGTTGAATACAACACTAAATTCTATTTGGTTATCTCCAGTGACCGCAATACTGCCATTGTTCCACTTGGCTATAGTGGGGACATTCACTAGCGAGCACGACACCCCACGCCACCTGTCAGTTGGGGCACCAGTGGCAAGAAAAACCGAATCACTCGGTGAGATTTTGTTTACTGAATAGCCCATTTATACCACCGAAACTGTGATGTCTGCTGTTGGCACTTCACCCTTTTTAGTAAATACAAGGTTGCCCGCACCGTTAACAGTTGCGTTGGCGTTGCTGTACGAAACTATTGCCAATTCAGTGACATAGTCAACACCAGCAACTGCTGAAACTATTGCAATTAAACGGTTTCTGAGAAGTATGGTCGAAAAATCCCAGCCCTCAAAGGACAGATAATTATTAATTGCATCTTCTACATCTGTGGTTACATTGGCTGGGGTAAACCCGTCCACGATTGCAATTGAAAGAGTAACAGTAGCAACACCTGAAGTCATGTCAGCAATAGAAATATCAAGACCAGCAACACACAATTCTTCCAAGTTTGACTGCAATGTGCTTTTAGTTCCCGAACTCAATGCAGTTCCATCAGTAGCACACACAACAACAGTAAAACAGCCAACCACGCTGGTGCCAATAGTCATGTTGTCGCTTTTGGTCAAGTCATAAACTTTAAATACAGGGATAGACGAGTATGAAGAACGAATTTTGTTAGACACCTGAGCAGCCGTGGAAAGACTTGTATTAAGTGAGGCTAGGAATTGCGCCCCACGGGAGAAGTACTCAAAATCTGTTTCACTATCTGAGCCGACATAAATGTCAGCAACTAGTTCTGCTTCTGCCACTCCTTCTGCGGCTGAAATAATAACCAAAGACTGTGTATTGAATAATTCAGGGTATAGACCTGCTGAGAGTGCCGTAACCGCAACAGAACCTTCTGTAGCGCCCTCAGGGATAATCAAGTCAGTATTGGTCTCAAAAGCCCATGAAACAACCGTCGTTCCGCTTACTTGCTCATAGGAAACTACGGTTCCTGCAGCAATTGTAACTCCAAAGTCGTCGTATGCGGTAAATTTAACTGACCCAGTTGCAAAAGTAGCCTCGTTGCGAGCAAATCCCATCAGTGCAAGAATTCCCTCCATCAAACCATCGGGAATGCGGTTAATGGTATTTGCAAGAACAGCAGTACTATGTGCTACCGCTTCAAGAATGGCGTTTTCTACCGTGCCAACTCGTGGTTCAAACTCTGGAAGGGAAATTTTTGCGTAGTCAACAGCGTCATTGTAGACGGTGATTGGCTCAACATCGTAAATGGTTAAATCTATATAGTTGCTAAAATCAGGTGATGGCATGGGAACTTCCTAAGAGGTATAGGTCAGGATGGCTGAAGTTTGCTGGTCTGGACCAATTGCAAAGGATACATCTTTAATTTCAATTTCTGGGACGAACTGTTGAATGCCCTCAAAAGGGTTAATTCTGGCAATATTAGAAAAAGACGCATCGGGGATACCGAAACTCTTCGTAATAGCAAGTTCGCCAGGTTCGGTCTGGATAACAATTGACAAAATTTGCTCATAAAACTCTTTTGAAGCCTCCGCATTCAACACGGCAACACCGCTCGCAAAAGACAAGGGCAATCTTAAAGTATCCATATCTATCTATTCTCCCACATAGTTAAGCCAGTTTCCCAAGAATGACAAGTTGGTTCATTTTGCTATCCAAGAACGCCACAACCACTTTGTCCCCCTTTGCAGGAGCAACAAAACCAGTAGAGTTATATGGTTTTAATGTCTTGCATGGTCCAATAGGGCTCAAGTCATTTATGCTTGGAACAAGAACCATGCAGGTTTTAAGCGTAGGACTATAACTTTTGACAATACCCATATGAATAGAAGGCTTAATTGCCGAAATGTCTTGTGCTTCTTCAATGCCGTAATCACCAATATGTGAAAACGGGTCATACATTCCGCCGCGCATGATTATCCTCCAGTCCCAGAGATTACTGTGGTTTCGGCAATCTTTTTATCTACTTTAGCCTTGTCCTCTGGTGCCATTTTCGATACATTGGCAAAATTTATCTTTACGGGCTCTGGTTCACCCAACGCAAAATCAACTGAAGTAATAATGTATTCACCATTAAATTGATTCATACCCCGAACAATGACAGTCATACCAGCCCTCAAGTTACGAGCGGAATGTCCAAAGATATTGCATGACCCTTCCCCTTCTTTTATGCTTTCAAGGCTTTTCTTCATTTCAGGCATACCTGTAAGAAAAAATCTATTTTCACTACTAGGAGTAGGAAAAATAAGAGGTACATAATAAATAGTTTTCATCTGTGAAATTACTTGCTCTACCCATTTTGCCTGTAAAGCATGAAGATTTTTTGCAGCCAAAGTAGCATCAGCATTAGTGCGATATTTTCCTAAATGTTGCCCTGTCGTGCGATAGTGCTGCAATGCTGCCTTATTACTCACCACGATTCCTGGTTCCAAAACAGTCGGAATCAGTACAAAAAGTTTTCCTTCACTAAAATGAATAGAACGCACAGTAGCAGTTTTGCCTTGATAACTTGCCAGTGGGCGACGACTCAAATCAATGTTCCCCTTTATGACAGGCAGAGGAGTTTTGGGATAAGCAGTCGTAGGGCGGCTATCTCCCACAGAAATAACAGAGTCGATACCCCACTGCCCAAGAAGAAATTTAGGAGAACCAAAAAACAAAGTGTCGTTGGCGACAAAGCAAACATACTGGTTCTGGTTGGCAGAATCGCTCAATACTTTCCATACAGAATCACGGTTATTTTTTGTTTTTACTTTAATTACCGCCTGCTTTCCTTTTACTGCTTGTCCAATAAATCTAAGATTGAACTTCTTGGCTACCTTCGCAGCGAAGTCATATCCATTAGCAGCACGAAGGTTTTGCGGCGAAAAGTCATTTTTCATTTCATGAAACTTTCTGTCTCTGAAATTCAATTTAACATTTGCCCCGAAAGCCTCACCATCGGAAACGCTAATTTCAACAAGGATAAATTCTTCAAACCCTGATGGGCTAGTTTCTGATGCAATAACAAAAAGTGCACCCATACGAAAATAGTTTTTCATCATCATCTTTTTTTGCTCATCAAACAATTGAATCTGAAGGTCTGCCCCAGCATCGATTGTGTAGTTGAGAGACATGCCCGTCACGGCATAGGTGACATCATGAGGCATCTCTTTGTCATCAATAAGTAAAACTGTTGGCAGTTTAGTGTCAAAAGTGCTAGTTGTCATTTTCAACCGTCACTTATTTAATTTTCCTGTTACGGGGTCATAATTTGAGTTATTTTTAACAATTTCAGACCACAACCCAAGTGCCTTTTTGACATCTTTCTTTTTTTTCTTATTTTTGTCTGGCACTACTGGTTTCTTTATTGGGGGAATATTGACAAGTTCCACAACGGGGTTGTTGTTTTCAATAAAAGTAATACTTGCTGTTGCTTGAGATATTTCGTTTCTTTCATTACGACGAACACTACCAAAAGTTAATTCCGCAATTTTAAAGCGCATACCAGCAACCTTATTTTTTCCTGTCGTATCGTTGCGGTAAATGCGGGGGACGGTCATCATGGTGTCAAAATTACTGAACTGGACATCGCGGTCGGACATCCCAGCCATCGCCCTCAACTGCTTCATGTCGGAATCAACACTGCCAATCATCCCGTCACCAACACGGGCAATTATAAACTCGAAAGAAACTTTTAATAAGCGGTGAGCCTTGAACGCAATAAGTGGCGTAGTGCCAGGACGGGGTATTTCAACAACCTCATCTGCCAAACCATCATAATTAATTGCGATAGGAGCAAAAGGAAAGAAATACTCATAATCATCATAGTTTTCCCTTTTCACAAAATTCATTCGGGGGGCAACCAACTGAAGTTGAGCATTGTCAAGTTGCGCCAAACCAGCAAACTTTTCATTTGCTGTTCCAGTAAAATCTTTAATATAGGCAGTCCGAACTGCTGAGTTATCGTACGAGTCGCCATAGGTGGAACTGAACGGCGCTCCACGAAGTCTTGCTTTGATTGTATCTATGTTTGTGTAAGTAGTCATTAGCGGTCCCACGCTCCTAACCCGCTGCCACCAGCGTTTTGACGGTTTAGGTAAGCCGACTGGTTAGCAGCGATGGATGCGGCAATCTTTTGAATTGACGCTTCGTCCAAAACTCCAGAGACTGTAATTGCCGTATTGTTCACCATGCCTACACTCTTATCCCCTGGTGTTGGTATGGTTGCATCAACTGCAGGAAGACCAATACCAAGACCTCCTTGTGCTACCCCCTTATTAACATCATTGAGATTCTTTTGACCAGTGCTTGAAGTAAATGTAAATGCTCCATTGCCGCCGATTGCGGCACCACGACCAAGACCTTCTGCCAATTGAGCACCAGTAAGTTTACCTTGCATGTATGCTTGGATTCCCTCATCAACAGCATTACCGCCTGTTGCGCCTCGTCTTGCAACAGATTGACCAATCAACAAGCGAGCCTCTTTTTCGCTCATACCTGTAGCGTCAGAGAGAAGAGTTGCTTTAGCGTTTAGTTCACCAGTTTTTGTAATTTGGTCAAGCAGAACGCCGTAATCTTCAAGTTTAAGGTCATCTAATGCTTTTTGAATCGCTGGAGCAACAGAGTTTAGAGCACCTCCAACTTTCATTTGTTCTTTGAGGTTTTCTTCAGAAGCCATCATGGCTTTATAAACATTGCCACCAGTCTTCGTAAGGTTGTACTGAAATTCCTTCTTCAAGAAATCAGTAATAGACCCCATGTCGGTTGCGCCACCAGCAATCTTGCGATATGCAGCGTCAACATCTTTCATCGCCCCAGCGGCGGCTTTCCACGAGTCGTACATCAACAAGCGGGCTTCAAGGAGTTGCTGGTTAAAGTTATCGAAAAGTGTTCCGACTACTTCAGTAGCGTCAAGACCCTTGTTCTTAATAATGTCAAAAATGTTTTCAACAGACGCTGTGCCGTCCTGTTTCCCCTGTTCCTTGAAATACTTGTTCATTTGGTCTGGGTCTTCACCAAAGAAAGTTTGGAACTTGGCAGCATTTTTATTATAAACACGAACGCGCTTCTGTTGCTCTTTAAGTTCTTTTTCCTTCTTTTTCATTTCACTAGCAGACAATCCGCCTTTGTCCATTTGTGCCTGTGCTGCAGCCAAAGCAGTTTTTAGGGCTGTCCCCATCGCTTCTAGGTCGCCGTCTTTTACAGCGTCATCAAGGCTGGAAGTAAAGTCTTTAATAATGTTATTAGCCGCTTTGCGTGCTTCTTTCTTTGCACGACCCGCTTTAATAAAGCCAGTTATACCGCCCACTACGGCACCGACAATTGCGCCTCCTGCAGCACCCATGACAGCACCTGGTCCCAACCATGCTGTAAGTGCTGCACCAGTCAAAGCACCCGTCGCTGCGCCACCCGCGGCACCGACTGCGGCAGCACCAGCACGAGACTTAATAGAATCATCTTTATTAAATAACTTTGCACCGAGCATTCCAAAACCAAGCCCACCAGCAATTGCTGCTGCGGGTACTGCTAATGTCGCTGCAGTTGCTGCAGCACCTGCTCCGCCTGCACCTGCTCCGCCTGCACCTGCTCCGCCTGCGCCTGCTCCGTAGCCCAACTTGCCTTTGATAAAGTCCTTGCCTTTAGTGGCGAGGTCTTTTGCTTTGTTAAATCTCTTAAATTGATTACCAGGTCCACTGTTGTTGTTCATGACCCAAACTTTTTGAACTTTAACGGCAGCACCAAGTTTTTTCTCAAGAAACTGCATCAAATAAAACTTTTTCATCAGCATAAACAAAATTATTAAACCTGAAATTGCTCTACCAATTTTGCCAAATTTGTCGCCAACTGTCTCAATCACCTTGACAACACCAGTCATGAGTTTCAGCATCCACTCAACTGGTTTTAAGAGCAATGTAATAACAGGGAGCACATCCATTGCAGCCTTGAGGAATAATAGGAACTTCTCATGAAGAAGACCCATAATGGCACCAAGACCACTCACGAAACCTTTAAGATTGTCTCCTTCGGCACCTGTCAGAAGGTCGGCAAGATACTCAAGCGTTTCAACAAAACTTGATGCAACACCGCCACCAATTTGCCCAAAAATATCAAGCAGAACTTGCCCAGCATCAGTAAGCGGGCGCATAAAGTCTTGAACTTTCTCAAAAGTTGCGCGAATACCCTTAAAGAAGTCCATCATTTTTCCAAAAGAACTAGAAGCAGAATTCAAGTCCCTAGTTAAAAGATTTCCAAGCCACAGTGAAGCCTTCCTTAAAAGGTTTACAACAGTTTCAAGTTTTGACTCCGTGCCCATACCCTGCACATTGCTTGTAATGCGCGTAAGCAAAGCCGAAATAATTGGTTCAATCTTATGAAGAGTATTAGTAACTCCCTGAAGCATTGGTTCACCAATAGAAGCAAACTGACCCTTGAGGTTGCTCATCATTGTTTTAAGTGTTCCCACAAGGGTACTATTTAGTCCTTGTAGTCCACCCCGATATTTAGCAAAGGTTTCACCGAGTTCACCCTTCTGTGCTGCTTTAGCAAAATCGGCATAAGTCTTAATTCCAAGTTTTCCAGACTCTTTAAGAATCTTTTCAAACTCTGGTCCAAGTTCTTTAGCAGCCGTGGTTACGGAATCATTGACCACTCCCGCTTTCTGGTAAGCGGCAAGGAACTTAGCAAGTGAGTCACTTTGCTTCTCTAGGTCACCACCATTGCTTGCTGTGTAGTCACTGAGGGACTTGAAAACACCAACGGTCTCACCAGTGACTGGCTTCTGTTTGCTGAGTGTTCCGAAAGCCGCAGTCAGTCCCTTTGCACCGATGATTGCAAGTTGGGAATCTTGCGTAAACATCTTCATTGCGCCAGATGCTTCAGTTATTTTGTCTGTGCCTTCTAATGTCCCAGAGTCGGCATAAAGACCAGCGTATTTCGCTGAATTTATCTGTTGCTGTGCGGCAAGAAAAACAGCGGCTGCAGCGGCTGCAGCGAGCAGTCCGCCAGAAAGCATATTTAACGCCCCTTGATAAATTTTTGCTGCACCAGCACCAGCCTTGAACATCAAGGTAGATAACGCGAGTGTCCCAGCGGCAGCAAGAGCCTGAATTGCCATGCCCTTGAACGCTAATTTGCCAAGTTTTTCAATTCCCTTAAATAACTTATGAGTAATGTCTAGTAACTGATACTTGGTATTTAGTAAGTACTTGACGCTTTTTGTATTTTTACTGTAAGAATTGCTTTGTCGCCCTGATGCTTTCGCTGCCTTGTCCATCGCACTGGCGACTTCATCTTCCGCCCCCGCAAGACTTTTAAGCGACCTACTGTGCTTGTCAGATGTTTTTGAGCAGTCGTCAACACTCTTGCATAATGCTTCTAGTTCAGCCTTAACCCTCGCAATGGCAGCGGTATCAGCATCAACATTAATCTTGATTGTTGTCACAGGAACTCCATCAAAGGAGAAACGGACTAACGGCCACGGCGCTTCTCTGCCTCTTCAGCATCTTTTTCTCGTTGCTGTGCTATAACTTTAGCACACGCAAGGCGCATCAGCCATTCAATCTCTGTGCAGTTTAAGATTTGTATTGGGTCAACATGGAACAACTCACCTAACTGAGCCGCCGATTTGATGACGGGGTCTTCGACTAGTTCGTCGAAGACCTCACCGTAGGGTCCACGGTCTCTACTGAATCTCCATATCCAGCAGCCTCCATGATTGCAACAGCGGCGGACTCAACATGTGGCTCAAGACCAAAAATAGCAATAACAGCGTCAGGGATTGGGCGTACGGCACTCAGCATCTCAAGAATCTGAGGTGATGCAAAAGTGACATCGAAACCATTTTCATCCTTGGCTACTTCGCCGTTAAACAAAATACCTGTTGTGGTATGACCAACGACTGTTGCTGCAAACTTCAGAGTATCCAAACCTTGCTTGGAGTCTTCACCACAATTGCGTCGCCATGACTTGATTTGGTTTTGTGTAATGTTTGGCGAAATGCGCAAACCAACACCAGGGCGTTCTGGAAGTTCAATCGTTACGGTAGGTCGTGAAACCTTACCCTTAACTGCTTCCTTCAACTTTTCAAGGATATTATCCTGAACGCCAATATATTCGGAATCAGCCTGCGCTGAAAATGGAGTGTCATCGTTAATGGTCATGGACTGAACAATAACATAAGGAATCCCACCTTGGTGGAACTATTCAGGATTTATCAGGAAGGAACTGCGACCGAAGAAATGCTGAAAGTAAGCGAGTAAGTCGCTGGTGTTCCAGAAGATGCATCACCGTCTGCTTCGGTCATTCCTACAAGGAGAGCCTTTGAGTAGAAACGGTCAGAACCAGGAACAAGAAGGTCAGAGTTGGAGATTGACACTGTGATGTCAAAGTATGTACGACCAACAACTTGGCGCAACTCTTGCATGCACTTGATGTGTGACTGGTCGGTCTCATAAAGTACATAACCAGTAAGTGTAATATCGCCAATTTCTGCTGGAGCACAAAGTGTCTCTGGGAACAACCTTCCACCCATGTAGACCTTTTCTACAGAAGCGGTGATTTCTCCACCAGAAACCTGAGTGAAAAGATAGCCAGCAGGCGTTCCTTGACCCTCAAGTGCAGTTGCAAAGTAGTTAGTGATTGCCGTAGCAACACTCTGACCAACACCTGTTGTAGGTGTGATTTTTGCAATAACCTGTCGCTGAGCAACAAGTCTTTTTGAAGTGGTGATAGCCATTATTCCTCCGTTATACCAGTGTGCTGGTCAGGTTAGATTTGATTATGCTTACATCAATCTTGTCTCCGACCGACGAAACTCTTACGCCAACACGAGCCTTAATTAAGCCAGTTTCAAGTTGTGCAATAGGGTTCAGACTGTCATCAACAGTAATTGTGTAGCCAGAGTCAACTTTGCGTCCCTGTGTATCAAACATTTCGAAGAAGCCGCCAGCCTGACGGATTGGCTCCAAAACACCCTGAAGGGCGGAACGAATGGCAAGGTATACACCGCCACGACCATCAATGCCAGAGAACACGAGAGGCTCAAGTGATTCTTCTGCTTTGAAGACAACATAGTTCATTGTGTCACGGTTGGTAATGAAACGCCACTGTGATGTAACTGTTGAGTGTGAACGAGCACCATAGATGCGGACAGAACCGTTGATGATTCGGATTGCGTTAACACGGTCAGCGTCAAGAAGGTCACCGTTTGCGCGAGATACTGAAGTTGCAAGACCTGTCACAAAGCGTGACTCGGAGACAACACCAGCGTATGCACGCCATGGGCCAGAAGTTTTGATTGTGCGAGCACGAACTGCTGCAACATATGCTTCTGGTGGTACAGAAAGGTTTACGCCAGTACCTGATGGGATAACCACATTCGGGTAGTAGAACGCAAGATGCTCTTGACCAGTCTGGTCGGTAGCCTTGTAAGCGGTTGAAACTCCGCGTGCGGCAGCAACGCTTGCAGTTGGAGCGAACGACACAAGACCAATGCGCTTGTTGGCTACACAATGAGCCAAGATTGCATCATATTCATCTGTGTCTGTTCCGTCATAAAGACCAGGAACTGCTACAGCGCCAGGACCGAGGTCTGGAGTAAACAAAGCAAGTGCTGCTGTGCGCTCCGTGTTCGTTGCTGCTACATATGTACCGCTCGTAAATGCGCTGATTGCTGCGTCAGACAAGATGTCTGCACCGTTTGCGCTAGTAGTCAATGCTGCTGTGCAGTAGTTAGCCAAAACGGTGCTGTTGTTGATTGCGTCAACGATTTCCTGACAGGTACCAGTGTATGTAAACAGCAACTCTGCATCAGTTTCACCATTATAGTGAATGCTAATTGTTGCGTCAGTTGTGTTGTTTACAACTGTTGTTTTAATTGAGTTACCCCAAGTACCTGCACCAACGGCAGTAAGAGTTACACCAGGAGCAGCAGGTTCAGCGGCAAGAACTTTAGATGCACGGACACCAGAACCAGCAGTGTTGGCAACATACATTGCTGAGCCACCCTCTTCAAAGAAGACGCGGGCTTGCTGGTATGCATACTTGGTTGCAGAGACATAGCCGCCAAAAGCGGTTACGAACTCGGCAAGGCTAGTTACAAGAACTGCCTCAGAATCAATTCCACGCTCGCACTCTGCAGCCATGAAGAAAATTTCTCCAGTAGCAATGCCGTTGCCCGAAGGGCCTGTGCGGGTTCCAGTTGTTACGATTACACCAGGCATTCGGCGCCCTCCATATTGCGTTTGAAAAGTTTACTTACACCAAGTTGGAATAAATAAATCATTGACCTTCTTCATGAAGTTCTTCTTCACTAGATTGTACTTCACTTGCTACCTCGCTGGCAGCAACATCTTCCCCAATTGTTGGGATTATCTCAACAGGGGCTTGCTCTGCTGGTTTTTCGTCATTCTCAAGATTGTGCACTTTTTTTACCTTTTTAGGGGCTGGTGCTTCAATTTCGGCAGGTGCATCGTGTTCTTCTACTGAATCAACCAATACCAGAAGTCCGCCAGCAAGAGCATTTTCCATAACAATATTCATTGGGGCTTCAGCAGTTTCTGCTGGGGCAACAACATTGCCGTTTTCGTTATATTTAACGAGCCCCTGTGTTGCGTTCCATACTTTTGTCAGTTTTGTCATTATTCAGCCAACTTATTGAAGACGGTATTTTCGATTTCCAGAACACTGCCAATCGGTTTGCGAAGGACGATTTCGTTCAGAGTTAAATCATAGCCTATATAGGCTCCCGCCAAGACACGGTCACCTTTAATAAGGGTTAAATCAGAAAATTCTTCCCTAATTGTTCCTTCATCAATAATTGCGTCATACCCGCCATCAGTATCGATTGTTTCAAGTGAAGGATGGTCAAGAAGGGCAGAACGAACAACAGTAGTGAGACGGTCACGCATCTCGGTCGTCTCTCCAGACCCATCTGTTCTAACCCAGATGTATGTTCTCATTGAGTAAGAAACACGATATTCGGGGTTCCACGCCATGTTTACCCCAGTACGCATAAATTCATTCGTGGAGATAACAACAGTGATGATAGTCGGCCAGTGGTCTAAAGCAATCGGTTCATAGGTCAGGTACAACTCTGGGTTTGGCAGGGTGTAGTCGTCTAGTTCCCAGCCATTGCGGTACCTAATGAGGCGAGACGGAATGTCATTTTGAAGATAATTATTAACAAAACTCTTAGCAAAATGGGCACCATGCATTAGTTCTGAAGCAGTAGTTCTCATCGGAACCAACTTAGCATGCCGCCAACGGCATCATTCTCAATGTGCTCAACAGCGCGAAGTTTAAGTTGTGCTTCAAAACCCACTGGCTCAAAAACGATTTGGCGTTTTGCCATCTTGGTTGTTCCATATTGGTGGAACTTTGCATATTCAACATTTGTACCGAAAATGGCAAAGTTCTTGCCAATCACATTAGGGGCACCACGGAGATTCGTAAGACTCTTGAACAGGGCACCCGTGCGAATCATTAATGGAGCACCAGGGAAGTTCACGGCTTTCCATGCTCCATACCGTGGACTCAGAGGAGACCAACCGCCGACAGGAAGCCCATTGGTGGTGAAGTTCTCGGCGTTAGCCTTCTGGATTTCCTGCTTAGCCCATTTAAAAACTGGTCGGAAGTCTTTGGCTCGCTTTTCCATCCTGTCTAACATTTGGATGTCTGCTTTTGCATCGCAGGAGATTTTTAACTTATACATTAAGCAATCCTCACGCGTCTCCATCGCTTAACGGCAGCAAGTTCTTTTTCGAGGAAACCAGTCTCCATTGGGGCGACATTTCGCGCTTCTAGGTCTTTGATACCTACGACATCATCGTGCATGTTTTGCATTTCTCGTGACGCAGCACGAAGAATCATCAACTTGAAGACTTTGATTGCCGAGCCCTCTAAACCTGCTTCATAAACAATAGTTACTTCATCATTTGCGTAAGATTTATATACATCAACACCATAACGACGCATTGTGTAATCTCTCTCAGCAACCTGCAGTTGCCCTGTAACGCCTTGTGGTTGGCGGATGGAAACAGAAGTAATTGATACAACAGGTGAGTTTTTGAGATAAATCGTTGACGGGGGCATCAGTGCAGCAATTTCATGCGAGGTTGAGTCAAGGTCACTATTGTAAAAAAACGACGATGTAGGAATACCGACATCACTTGACGGAATTGTGTAAACTTCAGTGAATTCAGCAACCTCTACAGGGCGACGCAAATAAGACTCAAGTTCACTTTGTAATCCTTCTAATACAAATTCCGCTGCTTCCTCTTGACGATTAGAGAAGCGGATGTCCATGTATTTCGTAAGGTCAGCGACTGTTACCAGCATCGCTAATCACCTCCCAGCGTTGTCTTAACGACGCCGCGCCCTTCGGTTTGCCGCACGACGCTCAATGCCACGAGCAGCAGCACGAATGCCACGACGAATCCGTGTCCCAAGACCCGTACGACGGGCACCAGCAGCAGGTGCGGCTGGGTTATTTGCGGCACGACCACGGGCTGCACCACGGGCTGCACGACGGCTACCCTCGGTTGCTCTTTGGGCTGCACGACGACCTGCAAGAAGTTCACGCTGACGCTGCCTGTAATAACGGGCATTACCAGGAACATTACGACCATTTACGCGACGAGGGCGCTTAATAAACTTGCCTCGGCGTACGACAGAGCCACGCGTATTCACATCTGTCCAAAACTCAATGTCCTCGGT